TGATGAGAGCGTTAACTCTCCTTGCCTGGCTTCTAGCCAGTGTGAGTTTGTTAGAGAATGTGTAGATACTATAGTGGAGATTGCTTCACTATACGGATTCAGTCGTGAACATGGTACTTCAGCTTTCTGCTTGAAGCCCACTTACGATCATTGGATCGCTTGTTCAATTTTGAATGACTGTAATCCCCTTAAATTTGTAAAATGGAAGATATCTGCTTATTTTTCTGCTTGTATGGGTCAAGAGATTGCACCCAATCCTGCAGATGTTATAGATAAGCCTCATATCTTACTAGGCGGTAAGGGATACTCTTGGTTGAGATGGTTGAGAAAGAAAAGTCCTGATTTGTTCAGTTCCTTCCTTGTTTCAATTCTCTACTCCAAGAAGGGTATGCCCCGTCCTAGTCCATCAGATGTCCTTTCCGGTGAAATCAAAACATTTGAAAGCTTAACTCGTGATTCTGTTCCAATCTTTGATAAGATTAGGGCAGATCCGGATATTAAAGAGCTTGTTTTTCAACTTCGCCGTACTACGAAGGCTATCTTTCATAAATGTACGAGCCCTTATGATGTTCCAATTGTACCCTTTTTCCCTTCAACTTCTGCTAATTATATTAACAGTAATGCTATGGGTGGTGCAGTTGGCGTCATTATGAATCACCCAGACCTTCTAGTTGGTCTCCGTGATGATTCCGAGCTTGTACAATTCTCTGAGATTAAGTCTGATGAGACCATTGATTCAGTTTCTGGAATATCAGTTGACGATCAGCCTTTAGTTGATAAGTTTAACCTACTTTTTAACCGAATTCGTGAGAAATCGGCTTTAGAGGAGCCTATAGCTGTACCTTTGGGTCTGCCAGAGGCTCTTAAGGTTAGAGTTATAACTAAAGGTCCACCATTAAGGCAGACTTTGTTGAAACCTCTTCAAAGTTTTATGTGGAAACGTTTGTCTTCTTTTCCTTGCTTTAAGCTTTTGTCTTCGCCTATACCCACTGAGGAGCTTTTCCAAAGCATTTTTAAATGCCCTGGAAAATTCCTCTCTGTTGATTATAGTGATGCTACGAATCAGCTTTTTTCTTGGTGTAGTAACATTGTGGCTCTAGAGATCTGTGAGTGTCTTAATCTTGATTTAGACATTTCACAGTTCTTCATAGAGTCACTTACTTACCACCTTTTGGAACTGAAAACTAAAGGGAAGCCTCTCTTAAGGAAGCTTCAGACAAACGGTCAACTGATGGGGAGCATCACCTCATTTCCTATACTTTGTATAATCAATGCGGCTATTTGTCGTATGGTTTTGGAAATTGATCATAAGAAGAAGTATCCTCTTCGCGAGGTTCCTCTCCTTGTGAATGGTGATGATGGTTTATTTTGTGTTTCTGATAATG